AGGGGTGATTGTTACGGCAATCAAAGTTGAATCAAGCAAGTACATTTCTAACGGGGTTTCCGTTGTGCTTTCTTGGTCTTTACGCCACCAAAGGGTAAATGCTTCGCCCGCAAGTTCGTACCACATGAGCCATTGATACCAAAATTCGTAGGTGCTTTGAAATTGATTGGGTTGCGCCAAAAGATTTGCTACTTGCTTGGCTTTAGCCTTATCCCGTGCGCCCACTAGCGGCGATTTGATGGCATCGACATAAGTACCATCTTCGGATTGACTAACCACGCGAATAGGCAATTGGGATAGGGCGCGGGCTTTAGCCGCAACGCAAGCCATGATTGTGCTATTGCGCGTAAGCAATGACATATCCACGGGGCGACCCGCGTTATTGGTCGCGCCTGTGGTTACATAAAGAATCTGAGTATTGACATTAGGGTTTTTATTATTGCCCTGATAAACGATGTTATTACCTAACGCCGATTGACCAAATAGCGTATTGGATTCGTTTTTTTGGTCTTTATTGCGCTTGAAAATGTCGAAAATAGCCATGTTTTTACCCAATTTTTTGATGGTTTACCGCTAAAAACTTCTAAATCCAAATGTATCAGAAATAAAAACATTGTCTAGATGGCAATGCAAAGCCATAATCATTGCAATAATTCCGTCAACTTTTGCGGATGTATCGGCTTCATTTTTACGAACTTTGACATTTCCGTTCACATCCGTGTAAACCTCCGCGTTTGCCAGTTGCCAACCAACAAACGGGTTGCCATTGTGCATAATTCCCTTTTTTAGAATCAATTGTTCTGCGGTTTTAGACGGGTTAGATAGAACCGCCATTCCCTGCCCAACCTTTTTTACGGGTAAACCCTCGGCATACAAATTAGCAACCAATGAAGCGGCGTTGTACGGGTCGTAACCGATTTCTTTAACATTGTGCTTAATACATTGTTGTTTAATGTAGGTTTCCACTTCGTTAAGGTCGGTTACATTGCCTTGCGTAAGCCGCAATATGCCGCTTGCATGGGCTTGCAAAAAGATTGATTTATAGTGATTTGGGATTAGGTCTAAACTTTCTTCGGGTAAGAAAAATTGGAATTCTGCAAAGAACTTTTCTTCCGAATATCGGTGCAAAGTGCATACGGCGTTTAAGTCGCGGCTATATGCCAAGTCAAACGCAATAAAAGTTGATTCGGGTTTATCTTCAGGCATAGGGCAAACTGAATCATCCCAATACCTTCTATCGACCCACGCGCTATTTGCGCTTACATAAATATTTAGCGTTTTGCATAAAAATTCATTTAATGTAGCGGGCTTATTTTTAGCCTCTTCTGCCCTTTGTGCAATTGCATCATCAAACACACTAATGCCGTGCATAGGATTGGCTTTTTTCCAATTGTTTGGGTCTTGCCAATCATCTTGTTGGTCTAGCCCATAAAGTAAACCAAACCATTTAGGGTTATCATTTGCTTCGCCTGTAAGCATAGATTTATAAAGATTCATATCTTCATAAAACTTTGTTTCTTTTGTAAAACTTGCGGTTGTAATGTATATCCGCAACGGGTTAGCCCTTGCTACCATACCCGAATGTAAAACTTCAATTGCATTTCTATCTGTAATTTGTGCGGCTTCGTCAATAATTACGCACGATGGATTTTTACCGTCACCCGTTTTCTTTGTGTCCCTGCTTAATGCTTTAAACATAGATTGGGTATCGCCAATCTTTTTAACTTCATATTTGCTTACATTAAAAAGGCTAGAAAGTTGCGATGGCATATTTTCAATAAAGCCTTTTGCCGCATCAAAAACAATAGTTGCCTGTTCACGGTTGGTAGCCAAGGTAAATACCTCCGCGCCTTTTTCACCGCACAATAATTCATACAAAGCAATAATTGCAGTTAAAGTTGATTTGCCCGCTTTGCGCGGAATAAACAAAATTACATCCGTCACCATGCGTTTAGATAAATCTTTTTTTAACCTAAACCCATATATAGCGCAAATAAATAAAATTTGGAAAGGTTCTAATTTTACTGGCTTGCCCGCATCAGGGCCTTTGGTATGCACTAAAGCATTAGAAAAATCTAAAATGTGTTGCGCGTAATCAGGGTCAAAAACCCATTGCCATTCTTTATTTTCAATTTGGTTAATAAACCTTTGGCAAGTCAATTGAACATTTTGACAAACATTGATTTGCCCTTTGCAAACTGCATGAGCATAGGCTACGCCTTCTTGCCATTTCATCCTTTAGGGCCTCGCAAAAATTTTGCTACTGGACTATTTTCTTCGGGTTTTTGTCTATCCAATCTGCTTTTAGGTGTTAACCCAAGTTCGTTCATTAACTTAATTACATTTTTCATTGCTTCGTTTGCAACGCTTATGTAAGGGTTTGGGGCAAATGTTTTGCCATCGTTAATTTTTACAACCAATGGATGTTTGCTTTGTTGGGCGCGGGCGTTGATGTAGGTTTCTAATTGGTCGGCTAACATCATTAAAGCGTGTCTATCCTGTTCAGAACCTATGCCATACACCTCATATAGGTAATCCGCAGTTTCGTTTACAAACCGTTCCCTTGTGTATTGTTCGGGTTGGGTTGCCCACTCCGCAAATGGAATCCTAGCCTTAACAGAATCGGGCAAAAGTACGCCCGCGTTCATTCCTTTAGAACCTTGTATTAAATGTATTTCAGGGGGGCGTTTGTTATTAGCCATTTATTAACTCTGCTTTTTTGCCTGTAAATTCTTCCCATCGATTTACTATTACATCGCAATATTTTGGGTCTAATTCCATTAACCTAGCATGACGATTAATTTTTTCGCAAGCAATTAATGTGCTACCTGAACCACCAAATAAATCAATAATTACATCACCGCCTTTGCTTGAATTAGCAATGGCTTTTTCAACCAATCCAACAGGTTTTGGAGTGGTGTGACCAACAACTCTTTCTTTATCAAATCTCCAAACTGAAGTTTGTTTCCTATCTGAGTGCCATGAGTGAGTTCCATTATTCATCCATCCATAAAGGCAAGGCTCATGTTGGCTTTGATAATCTGTTTGGCTCAATGTTAGGCTATTTTTAGCCCAAATAATCATTGAACTGAAATGGAAGAATTCTCTAAAAACCTTGTGGAATACATCAGCACAACGGTCTGAATGGAAGCAATATATAGATGCACCCGATTTAGATGCCATCAAATAGTTGGCAAATGCAGACCTTAATAAGTCTTCCAAACCATCTCTTGAATCATTATTGATGCCTTTATAGTCCACACCATAAGGTGGGTCAGTAAATACCATGTCGGCTTTCTGCCCATCCATTAACTTATCCACAGCGTCAATACTTGTGGAGTCACCGCACATTAGCCTGTGGTTGCCAAGTTGATAAATGTCGCCTAACTTGGTTTTAGGTTCTTCAGGTACTTCAGGTACGGCATCTTCATCCGTTAACCCATCAATAACTTTAGGGTTAAGCGCATTTACTTCATCAGGGCTAAAACCCGTCAATTCCAAATCAAAGCCTTCTAGTTCTAATTCTTGTAATTCAAGGATTAACATTTCATTATCCCAACCCGCATTTAAAGCCAGTTTGTTGTCAGCAAGAATTAAAGCCTTTTTTTGTGTATTGGTTAAATGCGCTAATTCAATTACTGGAACTTCGGTCATGCCCAACTTACGCGCCGCGGCTAACCGACCATGCCCTGCAATAATTCCTTTTTCGCCATCAACCAAAAGCGGGTTAGTCCAACCAAACTCTTTTATGCTTGCCGCAATTTGCGCGACCTGTTCATCGCTATGCGTTCTTGCGTTTTTTGCGTAAGGGATTAATTTTTCAATTTGTATTTTTGTAATTTGCATGGTCTTGTCCTTTAAAAAATTATAGCCTCCCCCCCTAGCCAACTCAATTTGCGGGGAAATAGCACCGCGCTTGCTTTGGCGTAAATACAACATTTTTTAGTTTCTGAACACAAAAGCCTTACTATTCTACACGCGTGTTGTATTGATGCAACATATAAGCGTAGTCGTTCTTTGTGTAGTCTTTTGCACCATCTTGGGCGTAGTGCCTGTAGATGCCCTGCTTTTCTAGCCCTGATTTTTGGCTATGGCAATTGTGGCAAAGGGATTGGAATATGTTGCGGCTAAACGCATGGCTACCTATGTGCTTCCATGCAAACAAATGGTCTATATGCTTTGCTGATGCCACTATGTTGCGTGATAAACACCCTTGGCATAGGGGTTGTTTGCTTATCTGTACCGCCCTAATGCTTTTCCATAATGGCGTTTGGTATGCGCTATCTGTATCCCGCCTTGCCATGTTGTCGATACCACCATGTTCTAAGCAGTAGGTGTTCAACTTACTTCTAGGGTTCTTACACCCTAATGATGAACACTTACTGTTAGTTGGTACTGATGGCATTAGGCTAGGAATCGCAGTTTGTATAGCGTAC